TATCTAGCATATCGATTTGATCTTGATACTTAGCCATTTCTGATAGTTCAATCTCAATTGCTTCTACAATATCGCTATGCTCACCGATTCCTGCAGGGTTATTTAAATATACTAATACATTTGCTCTATGCTTAAGAATATGCCCTTCCGCATGTTTTTTAACTGCCTCAATTAAATACATTACGCTTTCCTCGCCTTGGTTATTTTCTTTTTAGCCTTTGGAGTGTTTGCAGCAAATTGCTTTCCTTCTTTTGTAGCTTTTCTCTTAGCCCTAGTGGTTGCAGCGTGTTCTGCTGCTGTAAGAGACTTAACAGCTGAAGCTGGCATATAACGCTCTCCAGTAGCCAACGGACCTTGTATAGAAGGGTTACCACTTCGAGTCCTCCACTTTTGTTTTGTCCATTTTTTAAGAGACTTTTGCTGTGCTGTGAGACCCATTACGTATAGCCTCCACCTGCAGCCTTATAAAGTTTAGCTACTCTTTGTATTTTTCTAGCACTGTTTTGTCCAGGCTTACCGCCTTTATTACTTGCAAGAACTTGCTTATAAATTTTTTTACGTAATGCAGGATTAGTATAGTTACCTGAACTGTTTACTGTGCTTTTCTTTTTTGCCAAGGGTCCTTTTCTTGTAGTCATCTTTCATCCTCTCCCAAGTTTCATTATCTATGTGTTTGACGATAGGACTTTTATATTTCTTTTTTCTTTTCATAATGGGCCTTACCTACCCCTAGCGGCCCAGACTAGGTGAGGACAACGGTAGTTTTACTGAAGAGAAAGTTTTTGTAGCTCTTCCTCTAATTCTTCGTCCGATAAGTCTGAAGCATCTAAGTTCGTTTGTGTAACGTCTTGACGAGATAATTTAGGTGCTTGGTATTCCGCAAGGATACTTGCTACTTTCACAATTTGATCTGTGTCACCGTCTTCCATTGCCTGTACCAGCACGTAGTTAAGTGCGTGCATAGCATCAGGTGCTTCGTCACCTAACTCTTTCATAGCCATAATAGTCTGTTTGGCTAGTTCTCGCTTCTCTTTATTCTTGCGGCGCACCTCTAGTCCTCGTTTGCGCCACTCATCAGCCATTTCAGAATCTTTTATAGAGATAAGATTCTTTAAGCCTGGATGGTTTTCATCACCCCTTATAGCCATTGTGTGTTCTCCTGTTCAAACGAGCCTATTTTATCTCGCCATGATACGGTATTATCAGTTAATCTGTGTTGATGCGTTCTGTAGGCTTCGAATGCGATTGCAAGAGCCATAACAGTATCATCAAAGTTTCCTGCGAGGGCATTAGTGGACCCGTTTTCAGCTGAGACATAAGTTCTTAACTCTCCGACAATGACGTCACTGCGTATATCGATGTCTGACTCTTCAACAGCTCGTTTTAGGTTGCCGATGATCATAGGCTTAGTGCCTACTGTAGTTCTAAACCCAGGTTTACCACCTTCATCGTCAAGAAGACTAGCTGCTTTGGTCTGATAGTACAAGTTAACGTAGTTCATTTGTTTTAATCTGTTGAGAGTAGCAATACCTAGACTATTACTCTCTACTGCCAATAAAGCATTGTTGAAGTATCTGCCCAGATAGAATAAAATATCGCCAAAATTACTAGGATCCGTGAAATTATCTCTAAATAGCGCACAAACTTGCCTCTCTTTATTTAATACTACCGCTGTGCTATAATCTTGCCCTACACCTAGCGCTACGTCTGCACCAATTATAAATCTATCGTCAAAATTTGGCGGAATCCACATTTCAAGGTGGCCTTCCCTAGCATCTTCAAAATAATTACTGGTTTCGTCAAAGTGTCTTACATACTCTGGTGCTTTTACTTGTATACTGTTAATGATCTCTTGATCAAAGACAGAATTACCAGTTACTAGAAAGGCTTCTTCAGGAGTTGCAGGGTATTCCTGCTTAAACTTTCGTTCCCCCGACTCCGCTATCTTTAAACGCCTCCAGTAAAGCTGGTCGTTATCCAGATCGTGCTTTTCTAAGAGATCCCACTCTTCTTCTGTAAGTTCCATGTCTTCAGGTGCTGTTCTACGGTACTCAGATGTGATGAACCATGGTAGAAAAATAGGAATATACTCATTTTCTCCTCGCATAGCACCTTGATACAGTCTGTAGAACTCCCCCGAAGCGCCATTGGCGGTACTTTCCAGTATTACCTCAGTTCCGTCTTCTTGAGAAATACCCTGGAACAGTCCTGCCAGTATCTGTTCGTCAAATTGCCAGAATCCAACCTCAGAAAGGTGTGCGATTGTGGGTGTCGTTCCTCGCCCAGCTTCTTTAGCACCTGCTGTGTACAGCCTATAGCCGCTTTTGTTGTGTTCGAATAAAATTTCTTTAGCATTTGACTTATTGAGCGTGGGTGGCTCCTCCATGTTGTCGATAATGTTACGACTCATGTTGAAAAGAGCATCACTAGTGGCACTATCGTGTGCCATAACTACCGACCGAGTATAGGGGGTGAAGAATGTCTTCCAAAAAACTCTAGCGGCGCAATAAGTAGATATGCCTTGCTGCCTCGCTTTGAGTACAATTGCTCTGACTTTACCAGTTTCTTGTAGCTGTGCCTCTAGTTTCGCATTAATCTGCGATTGTGCTTCGTTGAACTCGAAAGGTACAAAGCCTTGGGATGCATTCTTCGTAATAATTCTAATTTGTTCTTTGGAAAATAGTTCAAAGTCGTCCTTGTAGGCCTGTAATTGCTTACGCTTTTGGGCTTCTTTGAGCAATTCCAGCTTACGTTTGTTGTTCATAGTAGGAGTCCTCAAAATTTTCCTATAAGGGTGTGTTTAAGTCTTTGTCTGTGTTTAAAAAAGATGTAGAGTGTTGTTGGGTACCCTTGTTTGTTTTGTGGTCCCCCCTGTTTCCGTGTCGGGCGGTTCCCGTCTTTTTGTTTTGGAGTGTTGTTATGTCTATTCGTTCTTGTTCTAATGCTGAGTTGTCTTTTGAAATGCGTCTTCGTGAGAGTCTTTCTCGTCTTTCTGATAATGCTGCCTCTTTTCATGATTTCCTGGATGGGACTTGTTCTGGGGGTGGCTATGATGGTGTTCACCCTGAGTGGGCGGCTATCGAGTCTGATTTGTTTGAGGCTCTTGATACGTGTTTAGCTACTGTGCGTGGTATTCGGAAAGGTGTCTTTGAGTCTGCTGATGGCGAGTATTCTGGTCGCGTTTATGACTAAGTTTCCTCCCAACTGGCCCTGCTCCTTCGGGGGTGGGGTCTCTTTCTTTTTTTGGATTTTACAGGTGACTAGCTCCGAGGCTTCCTCCCTCCTCGTTGAGCTGGTCTCCTGTACAATCCTGTGCAACAACAACCACGAAAGGAATTGATATGTGGTATGGTAATGCAACGCAGTCTCTGAAAGATGAGGCAGAAGCTTTTTCTAATAAACGTAACCATGAAAAGCTTCAAGAACGGTTAGCTGGTTATGCAGCTGTTGCAGCAATCGCTAAGGCTAAGCGTGAATATGAGTTTAGAAAAGCAACACTTAGCGATCGTGATTATCCTAAAAGGCTTAAGCCTGACACTATCCGTAAACGTATAGCTAGAGGTGATTGGTAATATGAAAGGTTGTGATTCTTGTGATAAGAAAGCAGTGGCAACAGATTTCAGCACGTACTGGTTATGTGCTGTTTGCTGGCTAGCTCGATTTAAGAAGTAGCCTTCTGAGGGCATAGGCCTCCTCCCACCTATGTCTTCTAAAGGACACTTCCGTCCTAGGGCAATCATGCCCACTAAAGCGCACAGCGCAGAAAGGAATTGGCAATGGCTAATTCAACTTCAATCATTCGTGACGTAACTCTTAACTTTGCTAAGGTTTACAAGTCAGAGGTTAATCCATTCGGTAAGGATCAGTTTGATATCCAGATCGAATTCGATAAGTCACGCTCTGATGAGATGTCTCAGTATGGTAAGATCCGTGCGTTACCTAATGGTAATATGGCTCTTAATCTTTCTCGTCCTGCGAAGAATAACAAAGGACAAAAGAACAAGATTAGAGTTGTAGACTCTGAGAAGAACGATATGACTGATGGTATCGGTAACGGTTCTACAGGTAATATCATGGCCTATAGCTATGACTGGAATGTAGCAGGTAAGACAGGTCGTAAGACTATTCTTATTGCGGTTCAAGTTATGGATCTTAAGGAATACAATCCAGAGGCTACTGTAGACTTCGATATAGTGGTTACTGAAGGTAATACACAAGCTGCTCCAGCAGAAGACTTCTAGTCGAAACGCCCTTCGGGGCGTCAGGGTAAGTTGGTTACTTACTCTCTGATGAGACAAACCAAAAGGAGGTTATTATGTCTTGCATGTGTAGACAAGGCGCTTCTATTAAACGTCTTGAACATCTTCAGACAGTACTCTCAATGATGAGAGACCCTGAAGACGAAGATGAAATGGTAGCATTCGCAGATGTTGCTTATGAAATCGATAACTTAGAACACCAAATTGAACTTGAGGAGTGTTATTGTGAAGACAATTGATATCACTGATATGTCTAATCGGCAGATCGAAGATCTCATCCATGATGCCATGGTTGAGTTACAAGAACGTCAACACGCTGAGTATTACCAAGATGCAATATGCCACGGTATACTCATACAAGAATGTAGCCTTGAGTATCGTCAAGGTTATATAGAGTGGCTTAAAGGTGCTGGTTCACATCATCCTAAGTCATACGAAATCTTGGATGCATGGGAAGACCATTGTAGCCAAGAGGACATTATTCAATCACGCAAAACAACAGGAGCGTAACTATGAATATCGAAAACGAAATTAAAGGTCTCGTTGAAATGCTCGATGATGCATGTGACAGTGCATTTGAAGAGTGGTCTATGAACTTCACTGAGCGTCAATTCAATGACTTTGTAGGTACTCACGGTGCTACTGAGAGTGCTAACTTTATGTTCAACGCCATTGAAGGTGCTATTCTAGAAGAAGCACTTAAGCGTGTACAAGAAAGGAGAAGTAAGTAATGGAGGCTTTAGATGTACTACTAGGTATAGTTTGTATCTGTCTATTCCTGTTCTTCTGGAATGGATTCTTCGGTAACAGATAACACTTGCAAATACATTCACAGCTCGCTACGCTCGTAGGGGTTAGGGGTGTCTTCCGAGTGAGGACACTTGCAAGCTAATAGGACACTGAATGACCGCTATGTGTACTAGCAAGGCACACTGAGTAACCGCTATGTGTACTAGTAGGGCCACTTTGTGACTATTAGGGCATTAATAGTACCACTTTGGGATTATTTTTGAGTTTACGTGGAGTAATCTGGTTGTGAGTGTACTGTGAGTGCATGAGTGATGAACCGAAAGGAAACTAAAAATGATACCTCCTCCTTCATGGTGGCTTCAGGTTTTACTCTGGAGTACACTACCACTAATACTTATAATTATCATAACATAACCGAAAGGACCTACTACAATGTCACTAGAAATCAATTGCGATATGCGTAACTACTATTCAGCTAACTACGATATCGAATTCAAAAGCAATACACTCGATGACGCTCACTGGTATCCCTATGACTGGTCATACAATGAAATCACTCTTTGTCACGACACAGACCCTGATGTAGTCAAGTTTGCAGCTACACTAGGAGACTCCCTGTTCGTCTGGATCGATGGGGATCGCACAGAGTGTCCACTAGACGTACGCGATGAAGCAGTCTATATAACACTCTATGTAGACCTTGAAGACGACGCTGTACACGATGGACCATACGACACTGAAACTAACATAGAGGTACACTAATGGAATATCAAGTAATATACATTGCAAGAGACAAGGCAGACACTCGGAGTGGCCTTGACCAGTGCGGTGAGTTAGCAGAGAAGATGAGAGACGAGGGTAGGTTTGATACTGTTGTCACTCAGGCTCAAACAAACTACCTAGTGTTCTGGGGGAAACCCATGTAACGCTTAAAACACACCCTTATAGGGGGGAGAGGGGATATCCTTAAGGTATCCCTTTAGGATCCCTTTAGTAACGTCCAACAGAAAGAAAGGACAAACAATGTCTAAGAGAATCCCTGGAATGTACCACTTCTACTTCAACAGTATCACTCAGGCTATACACGAGGAAAACTGGGAGGAGTTCGATAGGATACTAGCAGATACGCCTGATGATATCAGAGAAGCGCTAGTAAGGAACGAAGTAATAGAAGAAAGCGTAGAGGCTAGTCGTGACCACTCATTACTAGAAGAACACTTGAGGCTAGCTATAGTAGTCCTGAATGAACAAGGCTACTTAGCAGACAGAGCATGGCCTAGCAGCTATGAATTTGAGGAACTATTAACTGCAGCAAAGGAAGATTACAATGCGTAGAGTATTAGGACATAGACAAGCAAACTACATGATCAGAACCTATGAAGAAATTAAGCGTATCACTGATGACGGTGGCTTAGCTTATGAATGTAAAAGTGCTATATGGGCTTTTGAACCTATGAGAGAAAGAGTAACTCTCTTTGTAAAGAACCCTAGTCCGATGACAAATGATTGGATTGACTACACCAAAGATAGTAAGCACTATGAGACTCACAAGAAGCGTATCATCAAGCTCACTAGGGCTAAGCCTACCTCTTACACTATGAGAGATGACTTTGAGAATATGATCCGTAGATGGAGTAAGTAATGACTTATGACGAGCTAAGAGAGAAGTACCTTAGTCACGTATCAAGGAACTACATTAATTGGGATACGTTCTTCAAGAATGAAGTAGAAGACAAGAAAATAAGAGACTATCTCAGAGTAGAAGCAGCATACCTAAAGGCTATGGATATATTTAGCCTTGTAGACTCAATAGAAAGCGATGAGTTCTTTGATGAGTTCATCGGATCTACCCATGACAAGGCAGATAGTCTCACCTCAGAGTTAGGTGATGCTGATAGAAGTCTTGCAAAGATAATAGGAAAGGATGTTATAGATGCCTACTTATCAACTCTTAGTAAGTGAACACACCGCTTACTACGTAGAAATAGAAGCTGACTCAGAAGATGAAGCCATTGAGGATTACTACGAGAATGGTGGTGACGGCTATGGTCAAAGAATAATAGAGAATTATGTAGTAGAAGGAAGGGAGATAGAACAATAGATTGGTTAGACTCATGGACACATTGGTGGTTACTTGCTATGGTAACTCTCAATACAGGTCTTAACACAATAGTATTCTTTAAACACAGATTTAGAAAGGCTAAAGATGGAAGAGAATAATGCAATTAGTCCCAAGCACTACAAAGAAATAGTGCCTGGATATGAGTATATGGACATGATGGTTTATATGCTTGATGGCTTTGACGGTGTTGAAGCGCATTTAATGGGTCAGATCTACAAGTATCTTATGAGATACGGTAAGAAAGACTCTAAAATACAGGAGTTAGAGAAGGTACAATGGTATCTGACTTATCTGATAAAGGAACTGAAAGAACGAGAATAGAATGCATTCACTGTAAGAATGTACAGTATGTTTCGGAGGCACTCAAAGAGTTGTCTTCGAGACTGTACTGTTACTCTTGTAACAATGAGATTAAACTAGAGGAATATAAAAATGATTAATGAAAAACGTACTGAGATTATTCGTAATGCTGAACTTCACTGGGCAAAGCTAGTAAAGCCTGTAGAGCCTTTCGGTACACTACAGTGGGAACTACAAATGCGTACTCGTGATAAGGACGAAGCAAAGAAGTGGAAGGAAGACTTCTATCTCAATGTCAAGACAGAAGAAGACGATAGCGGTGTATTCTATAAGACAAACGTAAAGCGTAAAGCCATTAAGAAAGACGGTGAGCCTAACGATGCACCCGAAGTACTAGACGGTGCTAAGAAAAGCATGGACGGAAACAAAGTAGGTAATGGTAGTGTCGGTAACGTTATGCTGTTCCAGTATCCGTATGATGTAGGTGGGCGTAAGGGTGTGGCAAGCATCTTGTCTAAAGTACAAGTAACAGACCTTAAAGAGTACACACCAAACACTGGTACAGACTTTGATGTCATTGAAGGTGAATCAGAAGGTGATGCACAGGTAGACTTTTAATGGGTGATGTAATCGACTTTAAACCTAGACATAAAGTCGAAGTAGAACTAGAAAATGACGAGCAACGATTGCTGGAAGCAGGGATCGTTAGCTTGTGGGAAGTATTAGATGGGCCATCGCTCAAAGACAAAATAGACGATGAGCTGGCCTATCTCTTTCTTTTCTTACAATTTTCTGGTGTATGTTTCGATAATATGGTAGAAGAAAACATTATCATAGATGAGGAAGGCAGTTTAAGTATTGCCACAGACTTAAGAGAGGCACTACAAGATGCGCTTAAAGACATTGAGAGAGAGCTTGCAACCAACAATAACAACACTAAGTGATTGCGCAGACTATTGGTCTGAAATGAATATGCGAGGTAAATCAGGCCACAATCATTATGTTAAAGTAGTAAAACTTATAGAAGAAATTAAGATGTATATCCTAGAGAACGAAAGGAAACAGGATGAAGAACTACGTTTATCTAGCAGGTCCGATGGAGGACTGCACAGAAGAATGGATGACGGGATGGAGGATTCAGGCGTCGAACGTTTTGGATGATGCAGGTATTCAATACCTAGATCCAACAAGACGAGTAACTTTCCACGATGAGTTAACTTTAGAACAAAAGGGAGTGCCAGTACAGTCGGTATGCAGACGCATCTTTAAGATGGACATGCAAGACATCGCCAACAGCACTGTAGTACTTGCTGATGTACGCAGGGCTAGTGGTCGTGGCACTGGCACTGCAATGGAACTTATGTTTGCTCACATGAAGAATAAAATTATTATCTTGTGGGCTAATCCAAATGACTCTATACACCCGTTCTACGAGAGCATCTACACTGAAAAGCACGATACACTAGAAGACTGTCTTGATGCTTGCACCTATTACTTTGATTAGAAAGGAATAATCATGCCTTATATTACTAAGGAAAACCGTACAGATTTTATGTGGATTGAAAGTGCAATTGATGATGCTCCACCTACTACAGCAGGTGAACTTCAATATCTTATTGCTACAATGATACATCATTTTGTAAAAGAAAAAGGTCTTAACTATCAGACTTGTAATGATGTTATGGGTGCGCTGACAGGTGCTAATATGGAATTCTACAGACGATTTGTAGCGCCTTATGAAGACACTAAGATTAGAGATAATGGAGATGTATACTATGAGGTATATGAGTAGCATACAATCATTTCTGGCAACACCGTTTAAAGTAATTATGTTTGCTTGTGCATGGTGTTCATGTCAGATTGATGGCAGAGAAATAATGATAGCTATGGTGGAATACAATGACGATAGTGAAATGCAATAATAAAGACTCACTTGGAAGAGAGTGTAAACAACACAAGATAGGAGATCAGTTCTGTGGATACCCCAAATGTAATCACTTGGCTACAGCGTATCTTGGATACAAAGAAGTCAAGAACGGAGAAATCTCTGATGAAGCAAAAGGATGGTTGTATAATAACAACAAAGACCTTTATGAACAGGTCAAGGACTACTAACCGTTGTCTTGTTTGTAACACAACCTATTATGAGGGAGCGTTAGACTTCCTCTCAGATGAAATTAGTTGTCCAAGATGTGTCAACGGAAAGGACGAAGATGAAACTAGTATTCGACATAGAGACTGACGGTATCGATGCCACAAAGGTGTGGTGTATCGTAGCTCAAGACGTTGATACCAAGAAGATTTATAAGTGGAAGCCTGATGCTATTGAGCTTGGCTTAAACTTCTTGGCTAATGCGGAGGCCTTAATCGGTCACAACATTATTGGCTATGATATGGCTATACTAAATAAATTGTATGGCATTGATCTATATGATAAACGCGTATATGATACGTGGATTATGAGTCAGGTTCTTAAGTACAAGAGACCACACAAGCACGGACTCGGTGGTTGGGGTGAACACCTCGGCTACAGTAAGTTTGAGTTTGATAACTGGTCTGAGTTCTCTGAAGAGATGCTTACATACTGTGTAAGAGATGTTGAGCTTAATACTAAGGTCTACGAAATCTTGATGAAGGAATTCAAAGAACAATCAACAACTAAACCCTTGATATCTAAAGGTTTACGAGCAGAACATGATGCTGCAGTATTCGAAGCCAAAGTAAGAATGAAGGGCTGGTTGTTTGATGTTGATGCAGCCAACAAGCTGCACGAAGAAATGACAACTGAGATTGAAGCAATTGAATCTCGGATACATCCTCAACTACCTGAGATGACTATCATGGTAGACAAACAACCTAAGTTAGCTAAGTACACTAAGAAAGGTGACTTCACTGCCGTTACTCGTAGGCTTCTGACTGAGTATCTTGGACATGAGCCTGAAGTAGATGACTGGGATCCAAAGCAAGAGTTCCAACGAAGTTATACTACACAAGTTACACTTGGTAACATGGAAGAAGTCAAAGAATATCTTTATACTATAGGATGGAAACCAGATGATTGGAATTACAAGAAGGTTGGCTATGAGTTCCATAAGACGAGTCCAAAGCTTACAACAACAAGCCTCGAACTGCTCGGAGAAGTCGGACGAGACATCGACAGATACTACACAACAAGATCGAGAAGGTCTATTCTCGAAGGCTGGCTTAAAGAGGTTAAGGGAGATAGGCTACATGGAAGAATGTGGGTTATCGGTACGCCTACATACAGAGCAAGACACGAAGTAATTACTAACTTACCTAGTGTAGATGCAGCATGGGGCAAAGAGATGCGCAGTCTATTTATCTGTGAAGACGGATATCGAGTAGTCGGTGCTGACTCAGCTGGTAATCAGATGAGAGCCTTGTGTCACTACATTGGTGATGATAAGTTTACTAAGGAGGTTACAGATGGAGACATTCATTCTTATAACGCAAGTATTCTTGGGAGTAGCCGTGGTGATGCTAAGCGTTGGCTTTATGCCTACCTATTTGGCGGTGGTGGCCGCAAGCTTGGCACTATTCTCACTGGTAAGCCTGATGATAAAGCTGGTAATGCCAGCAAACAGAAATACCAGTCAGCAATTCCTGGACTAGGTAAGATTAAAGCTAAACTTGATCATATCTTTCAACAAACAAAGAACGGATATGGTGATGCCTTCATTCCTGGATTAGATGGTAGAAGGGTTTACGTTGGATCGGCTCACCAGTCGCTCAACTATCTTCTACAAAGTGCTGAAGCAATTACTTGTAAGGCCGCTGTAGGTTATGCAATGGAAACAATTGCTTATGAAAACTTAGATGCTTACCCTGTTATCTTCTACCACGATGAGATGGCATGGGTAGCCAAAGAAGAACACGCTGAACGGGTAAAAGAAATATGTGTTGAAGCATTCCGTGAAGCGCCTAAACAATTCAACGTACAGTGTATGGATGGCGATGGTGTCATTGGTGACTGTTACGCAGACGTACACTAGAAAGGATACGTTATGATTGCTATTATTGATGCTGATAGTTGTATCTATCAGTCAGCTTGGGATCAACCCGATCTTGATGCTGCATTTGAGAACTATCAAAACATATTAAATAAGTATTGGATTGAGCCTGTGTGGGCTGATGAGAAGATTATTTATTGTGCAGGTAAAGATAACTTTCGTTATAACTTATGCCCACAATACAAGTCTAATCGTAAAGACCCACCTGAAAAGGCTAAATTCTTTAGGCCATTAATACAATTGCTTATCGATAAAGAGCTTGCTATACCTTCAGACGGTATGGAAGCTGACGACATGGTTCGTATTAAAGCAACTGAATGTGCTAATGAATGGTTAGACTTTACTGTAGTACATATCGATAAAGACCTTGATTGTATTCCAGGAAAACATTTTAATCCTAAGAAGGAAGAGTTCTACGAAATCGATGAAGATACCGCAGACCTTCTTTACTGGACTCAAATGCTTAAAGGTGATCCAACAGATAATCTACCTGGACTCCCTAAGATTGGTCCAAAGAAAGCAGAAGCAATGCTTAAAGGTGTGCCAATAAATAGACGTAAGAAGCGTGTCATTGCTGCTTACAGGGCTAAATACGGCATAGTAAATTGGAAGGAGAAGTTACTGGAAACAGCAAACGGTATTCATATCTTGCGCGATCCAACTGACTTCTTTGAGGTGTAATATGACTACCAATACACAAGACCACCAACGTTATGAAGATGTTATCATAACAGAGGTAAGTAATGTTGACTCAGGAGGTTGGGTCGGCATTACTACTGAGGAACACGGTGAGATTAGATGTAAGTCTAACCTCAGAACTAAACTTAAGCTAAAGAAGGGCTGGGAAGGTGACCTGACTGTATGGGTTAACCCTAAGAGTAGCACTGTATGTGTAGCCTTCGATCAGAAAGCTTGGCAAGCTACAGGTGCAGATGCATTACCACATGGTCAATGGGAGTTAATTCCTAATATGGCTGACATTAATCCATATGAGAATGAAGGCTTTGTTTACATGATTACTGAAAAGTCTACTGGAAAGAAATATGTAGGCAAGAAATCTTACTGGAACTATAGTAAAGGTAAGCGTGTAAGACAATCTAACTGGAAAACTTATGGTTCATCTGGTGTAGATACTTCACAGAAAGTTTCAGATAATCCTGAAGCATTTGATTATCTTATTATGGCTGAAGCACCTGACAAGTCTTCGCTTAATTACTTAGAAATAAAATGGCAGATAAACCTCAATGTTCTTACTGAAGTAGATGAGAACGGAGAGAAAGTTTATTATAATAAAACACTTGGCAGTGAGAAATGGATGCTCACTAAATCATTTATAGAGGAATACAATGCGAAATCCAATGTATAATAAGATACCTAATCAACAGATAATTGACGGAAAGAAGTATGAACCTGACGTTTCTGAGTATGATGAGTACTTATCTGATTATATTATCGGTAAAGAAGAAAGACGACAAAAGGTAACTAAGTCTAGTAAAACTCGGCAGAAGAAAAGGAATAATCGTTATGCCAAAGAAGAGCGACTATACGGAGAGTAAAGAGGTAGGCAAAACTAAATGTCCTGCTTGTCCGTCATCAGATGGCTTTGCTATATACGATGATGGTCATGGATACTGTTTTGTTTGTAATCACTATGAACGCAATATAAATGAAGAGGAAGAGGATATGGCTGTAGCAGCACCTCAAATCACAAGCCTAGAATTATTTGAGTCTCAACTCGGTGACTATCGTGGTTGCCAAGATAGAGGCATTAAGAAATCAATTGCAGAACATTACGGTGTTCGTGCTACATACGACAGTGAGCGTAATATCACTGCTTATAACTACCCTTACTACAAAGACAATGAGTTAATTGCTTATAAAGTAAGAACACTACCTAAACAATTTAAAACTGTAGGAGACTTTAAAGATGTCTGGCCTTTTGGTTGCCAAAGCTTTGGAATGGGAGGCAAGCGTCTCGTCATCACGGAAGGTGAATTTGACGCAATGTCCGTTGCACAAGCCTCTATGGATCATTATAATAAGATTTATCCTGCAATCAGTATTGCCTCGGCTAGTAACCTCAAAAGCTTGTTGCAAGCAAGAGAGTGGATTAGGTCATTTGAAGAAGTCGTATTGTTCTTTGACAATGATGCAGCAGGAAAGAAGGCTATAAAAGAAGCTGCTAACATTATCGGTATTGATAAAGTTAAAATTGCTACAACAACAGCTAAAGATCCTTGTGAGCTTTACAAGGCATCAGGCTATCAAGGTGTTATGCGTGCTATCTGGGATGCACAACCATTTAGTCCTGCTGGTATCGTAGTAGGCCATGACCCTGTATGGGAACAATATCTTGCAAGACGCTCTACTGAGTCTGTCGCTTATCCTGCTTGTCTAACAGGCATTAATGATAAGACTAAAGGTATGCGCTTTGGTGAGATTACTTTGTTTACTTCGGGTACTGGTAGCGGTAAGTCAACTGTTATTAAAGAGATTGTATTAGATCTTCTTGATAAAACAGAAGATAAAATCGGTATGATTTCACTTGAAGAATCTGTTGGTGATACAGCAGAAAAGTTTATTCAGATGAAACTCGAACGTAATTTACAAGAGTACGATGTGTCTCTTGAAGAACAGGAGGAAGCATCCCGTGCAGTATTCGGTAGCGAACAGCTTGTATTACTCGATCATCAAGGTTCTGTTGGTGATGAGTCTCTCATTGATAAGATTGAGTATATGGCTCTTATGGGGTGCAAGTACCTTATTCTTGACCATATTACAATCGCGGTATCAGAAGGAGCAGAGGGTTACACTGGTAACGAGGCTATCGATAAAGTTATGTCAGACCTTCTTAAGCTTACTAAAAAGCATAACATATGGCTTGGAGTTATCTCTCACTTGCGTAAAGTTCAAGGGGGCGGTTCGACCTTCGAGCAAGGCAAATTGCCTAGCATGGATGACATCAAAGGTAGTGGTTCAATCAAACAAATATCATTTGATATCATCGGATTTGCTAGAGACATGGCTAACGAAGATGAAGAAATTAGAAACACAATTAATTTCATCGTGCTTAAGAGTAGGTTTACAGGTAAAACTGGCCCCTCTGGACACGCTAAGTATGACCATGATACAACTAGATTAAAGTATCACGATGAAACTGCTATTGATTTTGAGGTAATGTGATGAGTGAAACAGCCTTATACAATCAGATAGGTTTACTACAACAAGAGCTTGCATTGGTTAAAGAAGCTAATGCAAAGCTTACTACGGAGCGTAACAAGTACCGTAGTCAAGCAATAATGCGTGCTAATAAAATTGAAGGACTTCAAAATGAATTACAAGAAATCTATTCGCCGCAAGGCAATTAAGATACAGAATACAGATTCAAAAGGTGGTGGTAAAATCAGGCCAATGTCTGAGGCTATTGCTGCCGTGGAGAAACCTAATGACACAGAAACAAGCTAGATATGATGACTTATATATGGATATTGCTAAAAGAGTTAGCGAAATGTCTTATGATAGTGATACTAAAGTTGGAGCCTTACTTGTTAAAGATGGAAATATTATTTCGATGGGTTGGAATGGAACTCCTTCGGGCTTTCCTAATGACTGTAAGCATTCTCATACTGGGGTTACTTTACCTACAGTTATACACGCTGAAGCTAATGCTATCTGCAAGCTGGCTCGTACTGGAGGCAACGGATCTGATGCCGTACTCTACACTACGCTCGCGCCTTGTATGGAATGTACTAAGCTTATCCTGCAGTCTGGGATCAGCGAAGTTGTCATTGAACAAGCAGATGACCGATACATGGAAGCATATACACTCCTTAAAGAGAAAGGCATGATACGATTATGCAAATCCATTACAGATTAGATAATGAAATACCTAACCTTGTTGCTTGGGTTCAATGTGAGCCTGAGCAACTAGACGAAGTTCGACAAATGTTTCCTGTCGAAAACTATGAGATTTTAGTCGGAATTAAATCTAACTATGATCCGTTAACGTGTGACACGTATACACTTAACAACCCACCTGCCCCGACTTGGGGCGTAGATGTTTGGAAAAGAGAAACAGATGGAAGATGTGAAGGACTATCTCCTGAATAAAATTCGTGGTGAAGACTTAGGTGTCAAACCAAGACGTAACTTACAATTAATGCGTATGATTGACACTGATGGTGTTGATATGTTAGACTTTTTAATTGAAGATATGATTACATACGCAAGAAAAACAATACAACGCTGCTTTAAGCGTAGCAAAACTGAAGGTGAAACTGCTATTACACAAGCTTCAATGGCAATAGGCAAATATATTGTTGAAGGCTGGGACAGTACTAATGTAAACTTTAGAGATCATGTTCGAGTTGGTGATCTTGTTATTGAAGGTTTTGTTATGTGTGGCTATCTTACTATACAAGTAGGTCATTTGAAAAGCCGTAAGCCAGTAACTATTCATGCCACCGATAAATGGGGTGAAATGGAAGCTATTGCAGGAAGAACCGTTTGTATTAGTGCAGATCCAATATCCCCAATAACTAGTCTTATACAAGCTAACGGTAGAAGCGTAATTAAAACATGGGACAAGTCTAAAGAATATCGTTTTATTAAACATAAAGACGCACCGTTTGTTAAGGCTATTGATAAGCTTCAATCAACTCGTTGGCTAGTAAATCCTGATGTGCATGAAGCGATCATGGAACAATGGGATTCATTCATTAAGAATGAAGAATTTATTGGTGAAGATGAAAAAGAAAATGAGAAGTTATACCAGCGTCAAGCCTCTAAGAATAGAGAAGTAAAAGAGGTAATGGCTATCGCAGCGAAGTGGCTGCACAAAGAGTTTAGCTTTTATCTTGATGCAGATTACCGTGGTCGATTGTATTACTCAGAACCCTTCTTTAACTTTCAAGGCTCTGATATTGCAAGAGGCCAGTTGTTATTTGCTAAAGGTAAACTATTTGATAGCACTGCTAGCTTCTGGCTTGGTGTTCATACAGCTTGTTCTTACAACCAGTCTTATGGCATTGATGAAATTCCTGAATGGGTCACTACAGATTACCGTAGTGTGCTTGAACAAGAGGAACTTGATACTATCTCAGTTGACAAGATGACACTTGAAGATAGAGCAATGTGGACTCAACAAAACATTGACGATATCTTAGAGCTAGGCGAAATGAAAATCTTTGCTGATGAAGCTGAGAAGCCTATCTCTTTTCTGGCTTGTTGTGTTGAATGGTATAAATACTCTAAAGCTGAAGGTGACTTTTATACTCAGCTACCTATACCTATTGATGGTGCTAATAATGGTTGGCAACATTTAGGTGCTATGTCTAAGGACTCTAACACAGGTCAGCTAGTCGGTCTTGTACCCACCGAAGTTCAAAATGACTTTTACGTACAAGTGGCTAAGCGACTTACCCAACGTATGCCTGAGTGGTTTGAAGAACGCCAAATGCCTATGAAGCATATCCGTAAAGGCATTGCTAAGCGTGGCGCTATGACTCGTGCTTATAGCTGTGGACAAAAGAAAATGTCTGAGTCTATGTACAGCGATTGTTACCAGTTTGGCTTTACCGAAGAGTATAATATAAGTACTTGGGATTGTGACGAGCTAAGCAATCAAGTTATCAGAGCTATTCAAGAAGTCTGTCCAGGACCGCTTGATACCATGAGGTACTTGCAACGCCTTGCTGACCAAGAGATCACTAACTGGGCCAGAGAATATGGTACAGACAGAGGTCAAGGCATTGAATGGGTGACCCCATCGGGATTCCCAGTTATATACGAGTGCTATCGTACGCGTCCAGTAAAGGTAGATTGTTATGGATTTAATACCCCTGATGGTGAAATACGCTTTAAGCATGTCATCAGAGAGAAAACAGACATACCTGATAGGCGTGGCTTTATGTGTGGTATCAGCCCTAACTTTGTACATAGCATGGATGCCTCTCATATGGCTCTTACTGTAGCTAACTGGGAAGGCGACTTCGGCGCTGTACATGATTCGTTTAGTACACATGCAAGTGATGTTGAGTCGCTTATGAATAAAACTCGTAATGAGTTTGTATCTATTTATGATACAGAAAACTTTTATGATAGTATTCCTTTCGGAAGAGACTATCCAGGCGTTGTGCCTACAATCGGTACGCTAGATATTAAAGGCGTACAAGATTCAGATTACTTCTTCTGTTAGGAGGTTACTATGGCAGAAAATAAAAATTGGCTCTCTCAAAAGGGAAATAAAATTAACGATAATGAATTTACCGAATATGTAAGCGAAGCTGAAATATCAGAGGGCAACTTTAATCGTGTTATGCTAGATAAAGTACACGCAGAAAACGTAGCTGGCTATATTACACAAGGCTTTACTGAATATGAAGCAAAAAAGATGGCAGATAAACGTAGAAGTGAAGCTGTTAAAGCTGCAAAAGCTAACGGTTTATCTATGTAAAATAAAATACCCCACAAGGTTTCCATATAGGATTCCCTGTGGGGTATTTTTGTTTAGCTGTATTGTCTAATTAAAGACTTTTTTATTTGAGCAAGAATTTCACTTCTTGCTTTGTTTGTTTCGCGTATCATTTGATCAAGATCATTTTCAACATTTAACATATTAAGAATTGCATTAAACATCTGCTGATAAGTTTCAGGTGTAACTAATACTTCTTTAGCATCAGGACTCCATCCTTGAGTTCTAGCAAAATTAGCTATGCCTCTGCCAGACTCTCTAGCTCGATTATCAGTAAGTGCTTTATATCTTGCTTTACTTTCAGGCATATCACGCATAATAATAGAGCCTTTGCCAACGGCACGAGAAATAAAGTTGCCTAGACCTTTAAATTCACCTTCAGTTCCAATATCAAACTTTTCTCCTGAAGCAACTCTACGAGAAACTTCTGCTTTAACAGTGTCTTTAAGATTACGTAAAGCATCTCTTTCTTTTTCAAGCATATTATAATTTGAATTTACTTCATAGAATTCTTCGTTTGCTACTTCAATAAGATCACCAAAAGAATTAGCATCACCCATAAAAGCATCATATACTTGCATTACTAATGCTCCAGGTTGTTTAGGGATAACTCTAGCTACTGTATTTTGAGCAATAGTTGCATCAATGTTTTGGGTAGCATTAACCGCAAATTGATTCATTAGCTTGCTACCCATATCAGGAGTAGTATATTCTGCAGGACCAATTGATTTACGGCTAGCTTGTGCTAATGCAGTAGGAACTCTGCGAGCAGTAGTAATATCCATTACATTTCTGTCTTCTACTGTTACACCATCTTTAATCGCTTTTTGTCTTGCACCTTCACCTAATGCAATACGCGTTGTGCTAGCATCGACAAATTCATGACCACCTGATTGAACCATAAATCCATTAGCGCCTTCTACTTCTGCAATTTCATTTGCAATAACAAATATACGTCCAATTCGTTTAGCCATTTTAGCATGTTCAAGAGCGCCACCTAGACCTTGTTCCAATCCATACTGAAGCCTTTCTTGGAGCTTAGTAATAATTAGTTCTCTATTTTTATTTGGATTAGGATCAAGAAACACATCTGCAAACATTTCAGAATTTTCATCATAAAACTTTTTAGCTGTGTCTCTATGGAATGCAGGATCTTTTCCGTAAATAGAAGTCATAATAGGGACTTTCATAAATTCTTTTACTTTACCTGCTGTTGCTTTAATTTGCTCTAATACAGGACCAATCTCAGGCTCTTTGACTAGTTGTTCTTCAGTTACTAAGTAATCAAACACATCATCTCGAATATCAGCTTCAATTGCCTCTGCTTCTTGATATAGAACACCTCCTTTCTTTAAGATATTTTCTACACCCATCTGCATAGCTTGAATAGTAGCCCCATTAGCGTTACCATCTATTTCAGCTTTAACTCTTGTCTGAAAAGTCTGACCATCAGTTGCTTGCTCATATCGAGCTAACTCATGTAAAGCATCTAAGACAAAATAAAACTCATCTTTACCTGCATCCGCTAAAAACTCTTCGAGGTCTGCACTAAGCTTTAATGGAGGAAGATCTGCAAGATCATTTTCTTTTGCTGTTGCAAGCCTGCCTTCATTCTGAAGTGTATAATTAAGAACTTGATTTCCGTAGTTAACGAACTCATCTTTTCTTGCTTCGAATTCGGCTAACTGCCTTTCAGAAGTCATTTTATCTGCGCCTTCTACAAGAGACCTTGCAAGTATTTTAAAGAAACCTTGTTCAGTTTTATTATTACTTCCTTTTTTAAACCTAGCAGGTACAGCACCATCAACCACAAAGCGAGCAACTTTATCAGCCTGATAGTTAAGCTCAGTCTGAGTAATCATTAAGCGTTCAGAGTTATTAATAGCAGTGTAACCATAATAAAAAGAGTTACCCATACGAGAAATAGCATCATCAACTGTTTGATTACGAATACGCATATGTTCTTCAGTTATACGCATTGCATCAGCCATAGCTGCTTCTGCAAAGGTTTCATAACCTAATGATTGAGCAGTAAAAGTAGTGTCTTTTCTAGCTTGTGCTTCATATTTTCTAAGTATCTCACCATACTTCTTATCAATATAAGCTTGATTCTGTTTAGAAAACTTAGCAAAGATACTATTACGATCTGTTTCAGCACGATTAAACATACCCCTTGCCAATAATACTTTATGAGGGCTAGTAGTATGTGCTACCGAACCTAATGCTGCAATAGCTTTTTTAGCGCCTAGAGTTTCTACTACACCTTCTGCATTTTTAATAGTATCTGATAATTGATTTTTCTTAACTGCAGCAGTAAGCTGTTTTTGTGTATAAGCACCTTCACCCCGAAGCCGCCCTTGTGATGTTTGAACAAGAGATACAGGTCTGTCATGGTCTTTAAAACCAAGAGCAAGCCTAGCACCACGCCTAATTTGAGCAAGCTTTACTTCACCTTCTCTAGTGGTTCTAAACGTAGCTTTCTTTTTACCATTCTCATCTTTAATCATTTGAGGAATAAGCCAATCGAAAGCAGGGCTATGAGCAAAACCTTGTATCACTGATTGACCCAATATAGATTGTTCTTCAGGGGTTAGCCTATAATTATAACCAAACTCAGAGGTTTCTCCTGTAAATACATCTGCAGGATTATCTGTTTGGGTTGGATAAAGAAGACGCTCAATGCGTTGACCAATTGCTTTACCAATATTAAGACGGTCTAATGCACCATCAAATCTACGTTGACTTTCATCTTTATCTGTTTCTAATGCTTGAGAGTTAAGACGATTGCCTACTTCAAGTATTACAGCTAATGCTGCGGCTCGGCCCATCTCAGGTCTAATTTCTGAATTAACATTAGCAGGGTCTTCTAGCATGTTAAGCTTATCTTCACCCTTAATTGCATATGAAAAATCACCTGCATATCTACGAAGAAAACCATGTGGATCAGCAACAGAATCTTCAAATTTAGGTACAGTATTTAAATCAATTTCTTGACCAAATAAATTCATATTACCTGCACTAATTTGAAAACTCTTAGCACCAGCTTCTAACGTGTTAGATAAAAGTAAACGCCCATCATCTTCAGCTTTAGCATCGCCTTCTGCATAATCTCTGATAAGTCTATCATCAACAAACCTACCAAATTGTGCTGCAGTTTCTTCGTTAAAAGCCCCTGGACGAACAACTCCTTCATCTTCAAGCTGTTCAACTAATGCTGCACCACGTTCTTCAGGTGATAGCATACCAGCTGTTGTAGGTGCAACTCCTAGCTCACCAAGTTTAGGTATCTGTTGTTGACCAACTTCTTCCAAAGCTATTTGGCTAGGGCTTACATTTGTTTCAAAAGTAAGATCTGCACGTTGAAGGTTTTCACGAGCTGGCCCTTGATAACCTTCATAACGCGGATCAGGTTGACCAGTTTCAATAGGCATTGCTTGTGGCACTGCTTCTTCTAATTGCTCCGTAGGGAGACTTAATTCGACTGCTTTAGACTGCTGATCAGCAATCTCTGCAGCACGTTGTTGTGCATCTTGTGCTTCCAGCGATTGTTGCTGTCGAAGCATCTTGGTAAATGCACCACTACTTCTCTTTCCCATTATTCATTCTCCCTAAACGGATATGGATTTGGTGTTCTTCCGTGTACTAAATCTGTTATTGTATTTCTAACAGGCGTAATTGGGCCTATTCCTGGAATAAGTTTTGTTGCTTGTTTAACTGCACGATTAGTATCTCCTTCACCAAGCGCTTCAATACCTTTAATTGCAGTAGCAACGTTTCTAACACCTGGAGATCCACCAATTGTTTCACCAAAGAAACGATCAACAAGACTTTGGTCTCTGCTTTTGTATAGCGGTAATCCCATCTGAACAATACGTTCACCTGTACCTAACAAACCAGAAGCTTGGATTGCTCGTTGAACAAGTTGTGCATCTGAGAGATAAGGAGTACTTTGACCAAACTTAATATAATCTTTCAACCACTGTGAAGCACCTGCCATTGCCATCATAGTAACCATTAAAGCAAAAGTATTATACTTCATTGTTGGGCTACCATTTTTAAGATAGTCATTGTATAGACGAGGTACAATGTTTGCAGTAAAGGTTGAAATAAAACCGTTAAACTGTACAAACAATTGATAATGCGGATCTTGAAAGAACAAAGGACGATTATAAGCTTGTGGATTTTGTATTCTATCGTTAGTAAAATACCAAGTTACAGTATCCATTTGATCATTTATGAATTCATTATCAGCTGCAGTAGCATTATCCGCATCCATAAGACTGTCAAACATTTCTTGATTGTTATACTTATTGTACAACTCAATCATCTTATCTACGTCCATACCTAAATTCTTAAGCTGAACATAAACGTCTAATTGGTCTTGATTATACTCTGCATCTGCAGGTTTAGCCGCAAGAATTCGAATGCGATCACTTACGAAGCCTGATACAGCAGACGCTGCAATTGCCCTTTGTAGCTGAGTAATTCCTGCAATTCCTGAAAACTTATAAAACTGCTTTTGCCACCATGCTTTACTTATATCTGTTTCACCAAGACCTAAACGTGTAGCAATAGCGGCATCATCGTTAAATAACCCTGAGTTAGTCAATCGTTGTTGAGCCTTATTATCTACATTAGCATGTGGAATATTTGACAATGCTTTATTTTGTTTGGTATTCATTACTGTTTTAAGCATGTCTACTATAGTTCCTGTTGCAGAATTAATTCCATTCTGAACATCTTTACCACCTCTACCTTGATAGAGTATCATTCCAAATTCAGGAAAAGAGCTAATTGCAGATAAAGGAAGACCTACCATAGCCGAATAAAATGCCGCTGTATTTTGAAGTTTAGATAACATTTTATTTTGTATAGGATTAAAGTTACCTGTGCCAGCATCAATAATAGATTTAGTATGGTAAGCTATCTCTGCAATTTCTTCATCTGAAAGATCTTTACGCATATCTGTAAACAGCTGATCTAGATATTTACCGCCAGCCCCAAAGTATTCAGTATAAGCTACATACTTAGCATTTTGACTTGCTGCGTCAATCATATTTTGAAGTATGTTAGTGTTAGCAAACTTTTCATACCCAGGTTTATCAGAAATTTCATCACGCCTACCTTTAGTAGACCCTGGAATAAACTCTACTCCTTCTACAAGAGAAAAGTCAGTAGCAGGTTCGTTATTAGATATTTTATTATAAAGAATATCTAACTCCGCAGTCGTGTAATCAGTATTATCACGCATAAACTTAAACCACTCATCGCGATTTTGCCTTACTTTCATCCAATCCCAAGACTGGTGTTTAAGCCACCACTTATCTGTTTTCTTAAGCGCCTCACGACCTGCCTTTTGATTTTGATAAGTAGCGTTTTTATAGATATAATCTTTTTCAGCAAAGTTTTCTAATTCAATAATTGTAGCTTCAATAGCCGCAATATTATTTTCAACTTCAATATCACGTTCACCATTCATGTATCTACGAATCATATCCGAAATACGTTGAGAACTTTTAACTGTGTCACGCATACCAAATCTTTTAAAGGTACGCTTTGGGTTTATTGTTTCAAGAAGATCAGCCCTTACTTGTGCTTCTCTAGCTTGAACGTCTCTGCCTGAATAAAGTTTACCTAGCGGTTGCCCTACTAGCGCATATAATTTTCTAGCTGCTTCAGAACGCCTTAACAACTCAGGTCTAAACGCTGTTGTAGCCGCAGCACGATAAAGTTCTGGTAAATACTTAGGGGCATTTTTAACCTTATCCCAAAGATTTCCTCTATTTATTTTACCTCTATCTGCATAATTAACAGTTACATTAGCGTTAGTATTGTCGGGGTCTTTGTTTTTAGTTTGTTCTAGCAAACCATCTTTACCAAAAATAATATCTTCTACACTACCTACATTACCAATATCAGTAGATAATCTATCGTATTCATTAAGTGATTTAGATGTGCCAAGCATTAAACCTTTTTGCATAGCATAACGATCGCCAACGTCAATTACTTGACCTGCAGAACTAAACCCAGCACCAAGTGTACCCCCTGCAATTGCAGCTGAAGTAAGAAGATTAGTAAACTCATTTGGATTAAAGTTTTGTTTTAGTCCACCTTCAGACATTGCTGCAGACGCACTATAGCCTAATCCTTCTTGTGCTGCTTCGGTAATACTTTCAGTTAAGCCACCACGACCAGCACCTGTTAGTATACGTTTTAGTATAGCACTATTATTAATATTATCAGAAGCAAAGTTACCCATGCCTTCAATAACGCCTTTAATTTCTGCCTTACTTGCTTTGTTTACTGCTTCTAATGCTTCTTCAGAAGTCATTTTAGGATTTTTAGCTTTTACTGCTTTAGCGACTTCAAGACGGCCTTGTTTAGTTAACAATTGAGAAGGCTTGAGTATCCCTGCAAGACCTAACCGATCAAGAACAGCCATACCTGTACCTGCAAGAATAGATCCTGCTGCTTCTGCTCTTCCTTTTTCACCTTGAATATCGTTCCATACTTGACCAGCATAACTGCCGCCAACTGACCCATAAGCAATTGCAGCAGATGCGCCACCTGTTACAGGAGCAGCAAGTGTTCCTGCAGTTAGTGTAATAAGATAAGGCGCAGACATAGCTACATTATTAGTAAGATAACCCCAAGCGCTCCATACATCATCTACGTCTTTGTAATCAAGATTACGTAGCATTGGTGCATCTAGCAAATCATCTTTTGCTTGTTCTACTTTGTCAGCACCCCACTGTTCTAGGGTTTCACTGCCAAGACCAACACCAATAAGCTCTGCAAACCCTGCAAGACCAGTTGACATTCCTCCCCAACCTTGATTCCATGCAGTTCCAAATTGATTGTATGCTACGCCTTCAATAGTCCTATCAGGGCTTCTAAATTCAATTCCTTGGAAGGGAAGGCTACGCATATCATACGTGCCATCTTGTGCATAGTTTAAAGCAGTACGATAATCATCTTCATCTGCTAAATCTAGCCCTTGCTGTGAAGCAATAGTAGCAACAACTGAGTTAAGATATTCTCTTTCGTTAAGTGCAGTTTCTTTAAATGTAACTGGTCTGTTTTGAACTTCAGATAATTCTTCAGCAATAATACTGTCATATTGACGTTTACCATTAAGTAATTTAGATACACGACCTGATTGTGCTGCTTGAATTCCTTCTTCATCGGTAAAAAGATTAATATCAATTGCACCTGATCTATAAAGAGTATTGGTTAAATCATCACCAAATTCATTTTTAAGCTTTACTCTTTTACGACCAAAAGAATCTGTCTTACCTAAATCTTCTACAATATTAAAGCCACCAGCCTCAGTAATTCGTTCTACTGCACGAGTAGTTTCTTTACCGCCTACTTGACCTTGTTTAAAACGGAGGCCTTTTTCTTCATCGGCAACTATTTTTTCTTCTTCAGGGGCGTTATAACCTTGCACACGATAGGACTCCTTCCCATCTGTAAAGGTGTCTGCATCAACCCATGTATAGGTAACGCCATCTGCACCTGTAAATTGTCTAGACATATAGACCTCCATAAATAAAAAATCCCTAGGGAGCCTCCCCTATAAGGGTGTTTTTAGCTCACTAGGGAATATAAGTTTATTTTGTAGCTTCTTCAAGTATTTTATCAATATCTTCATCAGCTGTTTTAGACATCCAAAGAGTAAACGCAGAATATCCATCTTTCTTTTCTGCTTTCCTAATCCATTCTGCTCGCTCATCACCAATCGATTGCCAAGCAGCTTTAGTTGCTGCCCATTCATTCCTATATTCGGTTTGAAAAGCTGGATTTCGTTTATCTTTATTATCCATACCACGATAAATACGCTTATTAAGCGCTCGAAGATTATCAGCTGAAGTACCTCGAACCATATCTGCTGTAATAGTATTATTAGTTAATGGTTCAATCATTCGTTGTTCAATGTAAGCTTCTACTGTAAGAGGCATTTTAGTACCATCACGCTTAGCTTGAGCTTTAGCATTATAATAATCTTTTATAGCACCGTTAACAACAATTTCCATGTCTTCTGCTTGAGCAATACTTGCACCATTCCTAAGAAGAATTTTATTAAACTTAGAAGCGGCTTCCATTGCAACTGAAGATGAATCATCTGAAAGGCCTTTGCCTTCTTCTAACCCTATATTTTGACTTGCACTTTTTCTTGCTTCTTCAGCAACCCCATCTAATCGTTTTCTTACTGATTGAACACTGTGTACTTCTTTATCAACGGGTTCCATAATATCTGCAAGAGTTAAACCACTGTCTTTATCAATTACTTGAGTAATACGAACAGGCTTACCACCAATTAAAACTCCTTCTGTTTTATCGCTAAGCTTAACAGTATTTACAATACCAACACCACGAACATAGGTAGTCCCTGTTGTTTCAGTCATTGATACTGGAGTTGATTTCTTTTTAAGAACAGAATAGTCTCTTGTTTCTTCAAACTCTTTGCGAGACTCTTCGGTAAAATCTTGATAGTCATCATCCCGAATATCTTTTTGGAACTGAGTATTTGCAGCGTCTACACGATCAATGTATTGTTTCATAGAGTATTGCAGTGAGCCACCATGATCATATCCCATAAGGCGAGAACCAGCGTACATAACTGCCATACGTGCAAGTTCAGGTCCACTAAACAAGTCTTTAAACATATCTTTAAAGTAACCCATAACTGTAGTCCCTATACCTTCACCTTGAGAACTACTTCCAAGTCTTTCTACTTCTTTTAGTTCATCTGCTGAAGGTTGACTAAATGTTTTACCTCTAAAGTTTTTCATTGCTTCAGTTATAGCTGCGTCTTTTTTAGATTGTACCGAAGGATCAGGAATATCTTTATCCTTTGCTTCTGGTATATCAAATTCACCTGTTTCAGTATTATAGTTCTGAATAGGAGGAACAGCTTGATCTACATTTTCTTGTGCAATTTTAGTTTCTTCTTTAGTTTTTTCAACTGTCTTAGAAAGAGAATTAACTTTTGCTTTAGCTTCCTGATGTCTAAGTATCTCATCTTGATAAATAGGATTGCCTTCTGCTTGCTTATCATTAATAACTTTAGCAGCTGCAGCTTCTTCTTCTTTTGCACTCTGTAAATTAGATTCTAAAACAGGAATAGCATCTTGGTTTTGCTTAATAGTAATTTGATCTTCATTAACAATATCACTTGCAATATCAGCAGTTGTAATACCTGCTCCTCCAGGCCCAATTGGAATTCCCTCTATTAAAGGATCTACTATACTAGGTTTTTCAATAGGTAATTCTCTGTTTTTAGGTATTTGATCTACAGGAGGAACACCACGAGTGCCATCATCTGGTCCTTTTGTTTGCTCTAGCATTTGAGCATTAGATATATTACCAGCTGCTTGTGCTTCTGAAATTGGATTTATTGCAGACATAACTTTACCAAAATAAGATTGTCCTTGAGGACCAAGTTCTTCTGTATTTGCTTTTGCTTTACGAACATTTTCTGGTCCTGAATGATAAGCAGTTACTACTTCTTCAAGATTAAAATCAGGGTTTGCTTGATGAATACCTCTCATATAATCTTTAGCAAAAGACTGTGAGCCTTCTAAAGTAGAAATATCTTTAATTGTTCTTGGTTGAACGCCCATTCCAGGATTTGCAGCTGTAGTTGGTAGTATTTGCATTGGACCAATAGCACCTGCAGAAGAAGGTTTTACATTAGCGCCTGAACTTGTTTCTGTAGCATACATACCTTGTAGTATTGGATTTAACGCTTTGTCACTTAAAAATTCAGGCATTACGTAATTGCCTTCTTGAGCATACATAGGAGGTATACTACCGCCATCATAATTATAGTTAACACCAAGGAATTTTGAAAAAGAACTTTCTTTTTTCTTTGGCTCTTTATATTTGCCACGATAAATATTACCTGCCCACATACCAATAGAGCCGTCTTTGTGTCTACGATATTCAATTCCTGGAGGGGGTTTAGGTAGCGTAAATGTGTCTACAAGACCTTGAATAAAGCCGCCATCAGACTCATAAGTAGGAATAGGTCCACCTTGTGCCTTTTGTATTTGCCTACCTTCTTCATTCATTTGATCAATCTTTTCTTGATTGCCTGGAATTCGAGACGCCTCAGCATTAACTACATTTTCTCCTGGAGTTAGCCATGCAGGGACTGTATCAGTTCCTTTAGGGTCTCCTGGATGATTATCAGTATCAGCCCCGTTATATCCATCAGGCATATCGGGGATTACCATCATCATAGGTATACTAGTCTCTGGTTCAAAGTATTCAACAGAAAACATATTACCATGTCGATCTTTTTGACTAAGGCTTTTTATATGCATTTTAGTCTCCCATTGTAGCTTCTAGCTCTATTTTACCGCCGTCTTGTTTATATCTAACTTTACGAATAGATAGTGGGCCACCACCCATAGCGTTATATTGAACGCCTTCACCTTTAAGAAAAGCATTAGCGTCAGAACCTTTACGATCTTCACCCATAACATAATTCTTAGCTGAATTTAACTTACGAGCAACTGCTGCTAACATGCCTTCATCTTTTGCTTCTTTGCCTTTTGCCGCATACAATGGACCTCCGCCTGACTTATAGTTCATTGCTCTTTGCATAAGCTCTGGGCTTTCTTTAGCTAACTCTTTTATAGCATCTCTTTTAGCTGCATACTTAGCTCTTTTCATAGGCGTTTGACCTTTAACTCCAGCTGTATAAATACTTTCATTAAAATCAGCTTTTTCTTGCAGTGATTTTATTAAAGCATCCTTAAGGCTTACAGGTGTAGGTATTGAATTACCATCCGCCGCATACAACGGTCCAACATGTCCACCGTCATTAAAGAAACCAAGAGCCTTACCTGCAAGGATACCAGCACCAACATAAGGCATTGCTGCGCCTAGTGCTGCCATACCGCCTGCACCTGCAGCAGCACCTGTGCCTGTGCCTACTGTACCTAGTGTTGCACCTGCTGCTTTGCCTGTAAGCGCATTGCCAATTAATGCACCTTCACCTGCACCGCCAAGTCCTATTTGAGCAAGTTGAGGAGACGCAGTAGCAATTTCAGTAGCTGTTTTAGCCATAGTAGGTTTTGCTAATGCACCAGTAATAGCGTTTTGTCCTGCATCAAGTGTCCCTTCCATTGCACGATTCATAGCCATTTGACCAAACTGTTCACCTGCGCTAGGGTCTTGTGACATCTGAGCTGGTTGAGCAGACCTATTTAATTGAGGCAAACCATCTTTTTCATTGTAAGTAGGTGCTAGCGGATCTTCCTCAAACATATCTAGATAAGCCATTATTTACCTCCACTTTGAGTTGTTGTTGAGCTTTGCCCAACTGCAGGAGAACCAAGTAATCCAAAGAAACGTTGTAGCCCCTGATACTCTGCGTCACCTACCCGTTGATCTTGTGCTTGTTTAGCTTTACCTACACGCTCTAATGCTGATGCGCCTAGTCCTACTTGACCAGCAACATCTTGTCCAGAACCAATTATACCTTTTGCAGCGCCCATACGCCCTGCTCTTTGCGCTTGAACTTCTTTGCTTACTTCATCAAACATAGTATCCATAACAGCACGCTCTGTTGCCGCTGTTTGCCGAGCCGAACCTAGCCCACCGCCTAGCGCAGACTGTGTTTGTGCTTGGCCTCTTGCTTGATTGCCTAGTGTTGCTAAACGGTTAGACATATCATTAGCAACTATATTATATGCATCTGTACCAAAAATACCTTGGCCACGAGAAGCATCTCCCATAATATCTCGTGCTGCTACTGATTGATCACCAATAGTTTTTAATTGACCAGTAGCAAGATTACTTTGCATAGCAAGCGATTGTTTTTGTTCGGGTGTCATATCGGCTACATAGCTAAGATCACCTGCTTGCCTTGCAGATTCAGCATCTGCTAAACCTCTTTCTACATATGGTCTAAACTCTTTTGGTACACCACTTTCAGTAGTAGAAGTTTTACCTCCACCCCCTTTATAACAAATATGTGAATTGAGTTTCTTATCAAGTGGGGCGTGTCCAGTCTCAATAACAATTCCCATAAGGTCTTCAAATTGATCGATCATTTATAACTCCTTAACTAGGATGGTATATGGCTCTTCGTAATCTTTTAATACGCGCTTCCATCCTGGGCGTCCCCAAAGTGAAATATTACGACAGCCAATATCTTTTGCAAAATCTTCAAGTATTTTTAAACACTTAAAACCATATTTAAACCAATCATCAGATGCTGTAGTTACAACCTGTAATTGTTTATATTGATTAAATGTAATTATCCTAGTGATTGCTACTGCATCTTCATGCATCCAACATTGTGAAACGTTATTTAAACATTCTAAAAACAAATCATAAGTTGTGCTTTCACCTTGACCTCTATCTAAAGCTATTTTTACTTTAGGTTCTATTTCGCCCCATCGTAAAGCAAGCTCATCATTATCTAGTATCCTCATTAGTTTAATGCATCCTTTATTGCGTCTCTTATTTGGTCTGTAGTTGAACCATTAGCAAGGCCTTCCATAGCCTGAAGGAGCGCATCTAAACGCTCCTCCAGCTTATTTATTTCATTTGTAGTTTTAAAAGACCATGAATCTAATTGTGCATCTTGAGAAACTTTCGGTTGAATCAAAGGCATTATCTAGTTCCTCCTTTATCAAACTCAAATCCAATTGCTGCAATAATCCAATCATTCCTACTATTATCTTCAATACGATAATTAGCGATACGACCATTAAGCCTAGTATCAATATCATAATTTGAATTAGTACCACCATAAGTAAAGTTATATGTGGTTGCTGTAGTAGATGAACTACTTAAATCAGATTGTTCTCCAGCTGCATTAGTCATTTCTAGTCTAACATCAAATTCATTTGATTGACCTTCAGTATCCATATAAAAACTAGTATAGTTTTCAGTGTCTTTTGTAGGGCTAACATGAATGTTTTTACGCTCAACATAAGAAAGAATCTTATCTGCAGTACCAACAGAAATACCTCCTGCTGTATACGCAGAAAAAGAAGTAGTATCAACTGAATAAGTCATTGCAGAATCAGTACAAAGTGTATACGTTGTTGGGGTTAACACTTTAGCATAATAAACAACACCATTAATTTGTGTCATTCCTTCTACGTTTGACAAACTAACCTCTTGCCCTGTAGTAAGATTATGCGCAGTTGCAGTTGTTATTACACCTGGATTTGCTTGAGTAATATTACTTACATCAACTCCTGCCACTGCTCCTGCTTCTGATCCTAAATCAAATGCAAAAAATTGAGTACTTGTTGCACCAACTAGAAAGTTAAAGTCTTCGTTAATAAACGAAGTAGGCCAAGGCCTTTCAAGATCACGAGTACCTAAAGTATCAAATGTAAATGTATGCGTAGGTTGAACTGCATCATCTCCTGATAAAACAGTTCCTGAATCAAACTCAACTAATAGTTGTGGTGCAAGATTACCAAACTGAGTATACTCAACTTCTACTGTATTTGTATTTACTACTTTAGCCGTAAACTCATTCCTAACATCTAAATCATTTTTTAATTCAGTTGCACATTGTGCTTGAGTTTTATTATCTAGAGTAGTTGTAATTACAATAGGACTTCCGCTGACGGGAGTTATAGTTGATGTAATTGAACCTGCACGAGTAGCATCAACACCGTTAGTAGTGCGTACCGCTGTGCTAGCTGTAATTGTTCCCGTATCACTTCTGTTTCCTGAAAGAGAAAATAATTGAGTTATGTTTCTGCTTGTAGTATCTGTAAAAGTAATATCATTAGAATTAGTTGCGCTAGCTACCGTCCATTGTCCTATAGCATTGTTAATAGCAATAGCAATATCTGATGACATACTATTATTAGTACTGTTACCTGTAAGACTATTAAAGGCTGTAAATGATGTGCTTGGTACATAAAAGCTATCACTAGAAGAACCTAATGAGAACGTACCTGTAACACTACCACCATTAACTCCTGCAGTTGTTTGGGTAGCTGTGCCGAAAGTTAAATCACCTGCAGCATTTATATTAGCACCATTGTTATTAACATCAACTCTAAATAAACCTAATAGCGGTCCAGCACGACCATTAGTTATTACCATTGGTTCTGCTGTTGTTACTGATGCGCCTGAAATAGTAAAGTCAATATTTCTGCTTGCACCATTATCATTAGCATCTTGACTAGCTGAAACATCTTTGTATGCATTAATTGTATTAGCAATTGCAGTTTTTACAGTAGATTCATCTGTTTGTGTATCATTTGCAACAGACCCTGTAAAAGTTCCAATGACTGTTTGAGCGTCATCACCAGCTTTAACTGTATATGTAGTCGCAAATGTAGGATTGTTAAAACCATTTTGTTGAGTAAAAGAATAATTACCTGTATCAGTTGAACTTGTACCTGCTGATGTAGAAAAACTACCAGACATATTACTGTTTTGACCAGTGTCAATAGTAACTACTGAGCCTGTTCTTGCTGGTACAACACCTGTA